AGATAACGTTTAACGTATGGCTTAACAGTTGGGTAATAACAGGCAGACAGACGGTTTGGGGCATCTGTGTAATCTGTGACTAACACATTACCCATTGGGTTATCTCTCGTTGGAAGATGACAACCACTCTTCGCAACACTGACCTTGTACGTCTCTTTAATCATCTTCGTTCTATACATCAGATAAAGAACACCCAAAACGGTTCCACCTAAAATGAAAATTCTTGGATCGCGTCTGATGAGGTAAATAGCACATACCGTATAAATAATAAATCTAGATGCGGCATTTATGCGCTGTTCTGGGGTTTGGTTTTTATTAGGCCAAAATTGATGAATAGCTTCACTATCGATGAGTTGCTTTGGATCTTCGAACCAGGCCTTCATTTAGTATAAGTTAAGGTTTATTTTTTTGGGAGTCCGCCAAGCATGTTACCCATCATCTTCATGAGTGCATCCTGGTCAAGTTCACCACCTTCGGTCTCCATTTTGTCTGCGCAGTCCTTTGCGATACCCTCGATCATATTAAGAGTGTCTGCTGGAATTGACGTGATAGTTGTACCGAGCATGTACAGGGTCTGGATATATTGCCAGGTAGCAGCTTTAGTATTGTCAGTCATACGACCCCAGTAATTCTTAATATTGAGATCTTTCAGAAAATCAATCTTGTCAATCTCATTAAGAAGAAACGTCTCATCCTTTGCTGAAATCTTATCCGCGTATGGCGTAACACCCTTCATGAATGCATCAACTACCAAACGCGGGTTAGCAGCTTGTAAAACGTCAAATGATGTCATCATTTTTTTAATGTCTTTTTCCTCTGGAAAAGTCTTGTGCAATTCCACAAGAAATTGACCAAGCATGTCGTTGAACGCACTTACAGAGGTCATTTTCTTATTATTCTAATAATTAAATCTTTAAGTTTAAGTTTAAAAGGGGTCTGTTGAAATAGCTTCCTTCTGACCCAAGCCATTTGAAACAATAAAAAAGACTAGGATGGCATTTAGGGTAGCCGGTTTGGTGTATTTATTAAGCTCTAATTTACCCTCATTATTAAGGTGCGCCTTGGCATGAATGTAACCGGCGGTAACGAGGGCTGCGATGAGGGCGGCACCCATTGGGTCTCGGAGATATTCGGACAGGTCTTCCATTTAATTATACATAGCTTTTTTTGCACGGTGCTCTGGTGCATCCCCGAAAAATACATCATCACCCCCCTCTTCGGGGAATTGCTCTGGTGCAGTGGGATGTATGTCCTCTGGTTCAGGGACTGGCTCTGGATTTTCTACCCCGGGAACCGTTTTGAATTCGTTTTCGAGACCCGTGGGTTGAAGTGGTTGCTCACCTTCGAGGGGCTCCACTGTTTCAGCTTCGGGGGCTGGCATTTCTTCTGGGAATGATTCCTCACCACCCTCAAAGACATCTGGATCTTCGGAGTCGTGAATTTCACCATCGAGGTCGATATCACGAGTTTCCTGAGACATGTACGTTTGAAGAATCTCTTGAACGGGTATGAGCTCTTTCACTGAAGCCTCAATACACATCGTAAATCGCTTTGTTAGCTTTTCGTCGCGAAGATATTCACTTTGTTCTTCATGGAAAATGTAAGGATCCTTATAAATATCCTTGGCTGCATTATTGTAGCATGTCTGAATGAAAACTTCATTCGTTGGAAGTCGCAAACTAATCTTTTTGTTATCAGATTTGAGACGCACCGCAGATAGAATCTTCGTACACGCAACAAACACAGCCGCCAATAAATCATTAAACCAAGCACATCGGTTTGAAATATTGTCCGAATGTTGCTTTGACATGGCATTAGACCAATTTGGAACTTCCTTCAATAACTTTTGGAACATAATCAGAGTTTTACGCCCCTTAGAAATCTTTGTCGCTTCATCATACATATCCTGGAAAACTTCAATCATAGGGGGACACATAATCAGACACAATTGTCCCATGTACTCATTGCGGGCTTCTACCATAATATTGAGTGGATCGGACATTATATATACTATTTTTACATTTTTAGCTTTAAGTCACGCGCGTTATTGTTTTCTAAACTTATTTGCTATCTTTTTGAGGTTAACTAAATCTGGGAAATTGGTTTCACTTATAGTTTCATCTGTATATTTTTCCGTCTTAGATCTTTCCTTTATCCAATTAATATAAATTTCATATTCACCAACAATACGAACGTTAAACCCACCATTCGTGAATTGTCTAGCTACATATTGTGTGGCTGCAGCCCTATCAAATGTGGGATACCCAATTACAAATGTTGGAATTGTTAAGAATATCTGTTTATTTCCATATTCTACGGATTTTCTAATTTTTCGAGCAAACTGTTCGTAAATCCTTTTGTATATTTCCTTTTTGATCTGTCTTCTCCGATCATCAATCTTTGTCACATCATTGATGCTGATCATTACAATTAGCCCAATTTATTTTTGGTCGTTTCAAACTCACTTGATGTGGGGGCAGCTTTCTCTTTGACAAGCTTGTATTCAATAAATTCTTTACCTTCACTTCCTTCTGTATATGGCGAAACGTCTTCTGGTGTTTCTACACCAAGGGGTTGCGATCTCAAACAAACCAGGCGGGTATTATCACCTTCAACTTCAAACATGGCAGTTACAGAGAAACCAAACGCGAAACCATCATTCTTTACTACCATAAATGCACACTCATACAAGGTCTTGGCACCGGTATACTTTTTAACTGCAGTTGTCTCGATAATATAAGTACAAAGTTTAGTTCGTTTTAAAATTTCCTTATTCGTCAACATGACAAACTTCTGCATCATATCATTGGTGATCTTAGCCTCGCCCTGAGTGTAAGAAGATGTATCAGGCCTGGCATCATCAAAGCGAATGGTACCAACGGGTTTTTTGTATCCGGAAAATCCGAAAGCTTCTGTGAAGGGTTCTCGGCGAGTAAGCAGGAGAATAACCACAAGTGCTGTGAAGATCCAAAGTAACTTCATCTTTACTAATATGCGTTAATTTTTTTTTACAAAATCCCATATACATGTTAGATGTCACTCCTGATCTATAGCCCGAGGTGTAAATACTCAATGGAAATTATTGAATACATCAACAGCAAATCACAACTGAAACAGCTTGTAAATTATCACAATGTTAACACACAGGGTATTCCTCCTGCGTACCGGAATAAAATTACACGTGTACCAACACTACTGACAAAAAATAGTAAAATTCTTGTTGGGAATGAAATCAAAAACTGGTTAGAATCCCTTCTCCCGAATAAAGAAGTAGAACATTGCGGGATTGGGAATGGTTGGTGTTCGATGACAACACTTGACGACAATGAAAATGGAAATGACCTATTTTCACTTGACAATTATGGACAGGCTCTTCAACCGGCGATAACAAGAGAACTTGAAGAAAAGATTAACAGAGATGTATCAAAGGGTGATGTATATTCAGAACAGATTTAAAGATCTGACGCACAACATTTAATATAAATGAAATTGGTAACGATACAGGCATCCGCGGTAAAGTCAATTTTTGAAGTATTAAAGGATATTCTGAATGACGTAAATATATATTTTAGACCAGATGGTGTCTATATTGTGACGCTCGATACAGCGAGAACATCACTTGTTGATATTTATCTGGCGGCTGATAATTTCGAACAATATTCTTGTGAACAAGAAGTTATCGCTGGTATTAACATTTCAAACACTTTCAAACTTTTGAAAACGATTACAAATAATGACGTCCTTTCAATGGAGATAAATTCCAAGGAATATATGAACATCGAAATTATTAGTGAAACAAAGAAAACGAATACACACTTTCAATTGAAACTCCTCGATATCAATGAAAGTCGTATCGAAGTTCCTACGGTAAATATGACAAGTGTAACGATTATACCTTCCGCAGATTTTCAAAGATTGTGTCGCGATATGTCAAATATTGGCGATGACATTGAAATCACACGTTCTGGAAAAAACTTTACACTTAAGTGTGAAGGGGACTTCGCCACTCAGGATACAAGTATCGAATGTCCAGATGAAAGCCCTGAAATAAAGGGTTTGTACTCTTTGCGGTACTTGAATATATTTACAAAGGCCACGAGCATGTGTGCGTCTGTGCAAATAATGCAGGAAGAGGGGAATAGATTTTTGATTCTCAAGTATAATGTTGCAAACCTGGGTGAGCTTAAGTTTTACCTGGCTACTAAGGTATCTGAAGATCAGATATAGAATCTTCGCGCGTGAAAAGTGTCTTTTTCATACCAATAGAATTTGAAATGATTATCTTTGGATACTCCTTTTCAAGTGTCTTTTTTGTGTAATATAGAAAATCTTGTAATGGTACACTTTGTTTATGAAAATCCCGTCTCGGCCCAGAATAACGTTTAATCTTCTCCGTAATATCGACCTGTGGTTTATCATCATGATCCACCAATGCGGCATTACTGATTGGAATTGTAAAATTCATACTACTTTCATCTCTTTTCATCGGCCTGAAGTTTATATCATTGGATATAGCTCTGTAAACCTTTCCGTTGTACCAGTATTTTATCCGTAACACCGTTTTCTTAACATTTTGTGGAATAATTGTATTCCTAAATTTTTTGCCAGTCACATTCACGTAGAACTCGTTTAGTACACCGTCCCAATCCTTACTCTCCTGTAACCAGAAGTCATCTTCTACAATGTACTTGCATCTATAATCAATTTTATATTCTAACTCTTCAGAGACTATATGATAATCTGGATATGTTACAAACTTCTTATACCAATAAATAACAGTACTTAAAAGTTTGAACAACATTACTAGTTATAATGGAGGGAAACTTTTTAAGTAGGTATAACAATAAAATTGAAAATTGGAATAATCTTATTGAAACCGACCCCCATAATAAGAGTAAGTATCAGTCTGAGATGTCCGACTATATAATAAGGTGTATGCCCTATATGAACCAATACACGGACGATATAGATGAAAAAACAAATACAAATACAGATAATGTATTTAATGTCCGAGAGACCGTTGGTTTAAAACGGAAAGACATATTCGTAGACTATTTAGCGGACGTTGAAAATCAAAATGTTGGAAGAAGTAGACCACGTAAAGTAGATAAATGTCCAGAATGTTTGTCGAGTAATATATTTCATTTTCAAGACACAAGTGAGCTCGTGTGTGATTTATGTGGTTTGGTAATAGCACATCTCATAAGTGAAGAACTTACATATCGCGAAGAACAGGAGACTTCCGAAAAAATAGTAAATTATTCATATAAAAGAGAGAATCATTTCAATGAATGGTTAAGTCAATTTCAGGCACAAGAGATGACGACAATACCAGATGAAGTGATGGAACAACTAAGAGCGGAACTTAAGAAAATAAAGATTAAGAAATTAGATGAGATTACACACACTAAAATACGAGGACTTCTCAAGAAATTGAGATTGAATAAATATTATGAACACGTCCCGTATATAACCAATATTCTTAATGGTATTAGAGCACCTAGCATGCCACAGGAGTTGGAAGAGAAATTGCGTATCATGTTCAAAGATATTCAAAAACCATTTGACGACAATTGTCCGAGTGAAAGAAAAAACTTCCTTAGTTACTCGTATGTTTTGTTTAAATTTTGTGAACTTTTGGGAGAGGATGAATATCTTCAATATTTTCCCCTACTTAAATCGAAGGAGAAACTATATCAACAGGATCTCATTTGGAAGAAGATATGCACAGATCTTCTTTGGGAGTTTATTCCAACCGTATA